GTATGTATTCGTAGATTTCCTCTAAGAAGGTATTCTCCTGGCTTACAGATAGGTTGTTTGTGATATCGCAGCCATCTTCATTATACACTTGCATATACGTTACCTCTGGACTGTCACCAGGATAGTCATACGTCGCTGGTGAGCCATTGTCTAGGTCTGCATCTATAGTATACATTTGATCGTCTATAAGTACTTCTATTGTTATTGATTTCATTATCTGTAGTTGTTTATGAATTCTTTATCTTGTTCCGTTACATTTACTTCTACTAAGCACCCCTGGATGACGTGGCCCTTACCTGTATGTCTAGTAAATGCGTTAGCGAATTTTACTGCTGATTCGTATGATTTTAAATAGATTTTAGCTGATTGCATAGTGTTTATTTTAGTAGTTAAAAAATTCTCTTAATTCCTTTGGTAGTCTTTTGTAAGTTTTCTCAAATTTACCGTTAATATAGATACTGTAGAATAAGCAGTAAGTACCTTGTACTACTTCCATTTTGTAAACGTCTTTGCTAAATTCTACTGTTAATGTTTTTAAGGTTTTCATAATATTTGCTTTTGTTCACTACAAAGATACGAACTATATATCTAACTACCAAACTTTTTATCAAAATCTTTTAAAGTTTTTTTTAACTGACTACTAATCAGTCTCTTACGGTGTCTTTTATCGAGCTCTCTTTTTACTCTTTTAAGATATCCGTTATCATACCAGGTAAAATTCCTAAGTATTGTCTCCAGGTGAAAGGTTGTCTGCTCAGATACCATTACTGATATATAGCGTTATCGATCTGCTGGAGTATATGTCTCAGCTCTGACTTTTCGAACTGGCCCACAAATATAGTGCCTATTGATAAGTTAAATACTCCTTCACCTAATTTACTTACTGTTACTTTGTCCTTACTCATAATTAAACTGTTCTTTGGTTATAATAATACAGATAGATCTCTTCTATCTTGTCACTCATTTCTTTATCTTGCTTGTATTCTCCTGTACCCATATGTAAGGCGTTACCGATCTCAATCTGGAGCTTTACCTTATTTAAGGTTACTGTCTTGCCTTTAATCTTTGTCTTATATGCTGATCCTACCTGTACTACCGGTATCACCTTTAAGTGCTCTCCATTCAAGGCCCAGGCCATTGCTTTCATTCCTTCTGTTACCATATATATATAAAAAAAAAGGGGAGCTCTCACCCCCCCAGGGTTATTATTCTGCTATTGCGTCATAGATTTCGAACCAGTTAACGTCTGCGATAAAAGCTAGTGCATAAGATAGCGTAGTTTCGTTTTCGTTTCTTTCTTCTAGTTGAGCTTCTACTACCTCTTTACATTCGATTGGGTTATAGATTCCGCTCTCTTCGCTTGTTGTACCATCAAAGAATTCTAACATAACTCTCCAAGTAGCGTAGTTTGTCCATCCGTTGTAAGTGTTTTCTGTAGTCATAATATTGAGTTTTAGTGTGGGCTTCATTGCCTCTGGTACAAAGATATAACAAATATATTTATCTCACAAGCTTTTTTTAATTTATTTTAAAATATTCCTGTCATTTCTGTATCAGCTGCCGTATATTCAGTGGTAACATCCTGGTGCTTAAACGAATAGCCCTTTAAAAATAACTCTAATCTATCTCTTACTTCCCAGACTTTCCCTGGAGGTACTCTCTTTAGTATATCAATAAACGGTGTAAGCCTCTTGTTTTCTTCTAGCTCTGACTCCAGCTCTCTTATTCGTATACTCTTTGGATCTTGACAGCCCTCTGCTAATATATCTATATTGAAACAGTTGTTTATGGCATCTATTACCGTACGGTCTTTAAACTCTATCTGGGCCTTTGTCTGAATAACGTGATACCTCACTGTATCGTGACCAGTATACGCACCTCCATAGCCTAGTTTTTTAGATACCTCGTGCAGCTTATATCCGTGAATCTCTCTGGCTACATAACAAAAAGCCTTCTTAGTCATTACTACTTCTGTCTTTCTACTCTTAGCGTTTAACTTGTATCCTGTATTGTCCTCACAGGTTTGAACTAAGCTATCTAATAGCTCAGCTCTATCTTTTGTTAAGCTCATTATATATTGTCTCTGTAAAGTTGCTGTAATGCTTCTATATCAGCTATAAGTCTTCTAGCGATTCTAACGCTGTTAGCAGCTTTCTCTAGTAGGTTGTTTGCCATAGCTATTTCAGATCTGTTAAGCTCTAAGTTAATTAACTCGTTCTTGTAATCAATTCTAATTTGTATATCGTTGAAAGTCATATCGTATATTTTAGGGTAGCTTAATTACTACACCACAAAGATACATACTATTTAATTAACCCACAAGTTTTTTTGCTTTTTTTTTAAGAAATAAAATATTTTCCAGCATTAGGATTGGCTAAGTAGTAGCTAATGAGGTATCTACATCCATCCAAAAGGTGGTTAAAATCGTCAATCGCAACCTCTTTACCTTCCTTCCAGGTATAGTTATTTAGCTCAGTTATAAGGTTAGTAGATCCTGGGTGTACATATAGCTTGTACTCTTGCATTAATGCGATACCTAAGTTAATAGATCCTTGGCCCTTAATAGATGGCTTAATGTTTAGACCATAGTTAGCTTTGAGTTCGTGCAAAAGACGAGGTTCTGCGGAATCCCCTATAGTAAGTACGTCCTTATACTTCAATAACCTGGATGCAATATCTGAAGTAGTCAACCCTTGAGCGTATACTATCTCTTTAAGGTAGATCTCTTTCTTATTTTTATTTATAGAAATTAAAGTAGCTCCAGTCGGATCTTTAGAGAATCCAAAATCCATCCCTATACCGTAATAGTCACCATTAGGATTAAAAGGCTTCAGCTCCCAGTTAGTGAAGATCACGCCCTCTGCAACGGATCGCCAGCCTCCTAGGATCTGGGCCTGGTATTCTTCTGGTCTTTCTACTTTCATCCTATTAACGTTATCTAAGAAAGTGCTGTCTAAGTTTTTCTCGTTATCTAAGTAAGACGTATGTATATAGGTAGTATCTTCTTTTACTTTATTCTCACCTCCTAGTAGACCTCTCTTTTGAAAGAATCTATCGTATATCCAGTGAGCTTTAGTAGTTGGATTCATCACCAGGATAACCCTGTTTTGAGCTTCCTTAGATCTTACAGATAGATCAATCTTGTCGAATAGTAGTTCGTCTGGCATTTCTTCGGCCTCATCTAAGATCCAGGTAGTAATACCGTTTAAAGATTTAAGTGCTGCAGTTTGATTACCAGATCCAGTCTTCAGACCTCTGAAGTATATCTTATTCCCTGTAAGCTTATTAGTTATATCTGTTTTATTTACTGCGAAGTCATTGCTTAGGCCCAGTATATCTATTTTCTCAGTCATCTCTGGTATAATAGAAGTAGACGCCGAGGTCATCGTATATCTGGTATATAGCACATTATGGCCGCTCTCATAAGTAAGAAGCAGCAACATAGTCGATACACTAAAAGACTTTGAAGATCCACGCCCTCCAGTAACCATATAGTACCTGGAGTCATTAAGGAATAAGGGCTTATATTTTTTACTTAGTTTGATACTACTCATCGTCGAAAGATACCAGTCCTTTAAGGGTTACATTTTGATCCATTTGACCATCCACAGATAGGTCGATCTCTTGCTTAGGAAGTCCAGCTCTATACTTTAGCCACAGCTCAATAGCTCTATGGTCTCCAGACTCTATTCTTTGTAGTAGCTGATCCATTACTATGTCAGCGTCTATATGTTTATCCATTATCTTACGGATATTCAATCTCTCAACTTCTGTAGGTCTGCCAGCTCCTTTGCGCTTACCACCCCAAGTATTCTTCTTTGCCATTAGTTATATATTAGCGTTACTATAATTTGAAACATACCGATATATAGTACGATATCCTTTTCTCTCACGTCTTCTGATTCGAAGTCATATTCTCTGATTCCAAACAGTAAACCTGGAAAGACTCCAGCTCTTACTTCATATCTTGTTAGTTCCATATTTTAAGGTTTTGTTATATTGTTCTTTTACGGCTTCCATTATCCTATCAGTAAGATGAACAGGAATACTTCTACTCATTAAGAAAGAACTACCGTGTCTACTATTATGTACGTCGTGAGCTAATTCGTGATATACTAACCAACTACGCTGTTGCTCACTTAACCTGGCCCAGATGATAGGATCTATTCTAACTATGACAGCATCATCGTTATTCATCCCTATAGCTACTCCAGCTACTCCAGGATACTGCCTAGCGAACTTAACACTATAGTATCTACCCTGTAGTTTTGTTCCTGTCCATTTCTCAAAAGACTCGACATAAGGTAGCAGCTCAGAGTCTATATCTCTAGGGACATAATCATCTACCATTTTAAACAAGATGAATACTATAATATAAAATCCCCATTTAGCTACTGTTTTCATTGTCCTATTTTGATTTATTTTGATTAATACCCTTTATTTAAAAACAATACTACCCAATATATATAGTAAACATAGCTAATTGACTGATACTTAGTACTATTTTGATTTCACTAGTCTTACCTCTATTACTTTAGTACCTGGTTTTCTGTAATGCTCTAGGACGATCCCTGTAGACAGTTCTACTCTTTTTGTAGGGATTATACCCCTGGATACCTTAAAGTCTCTTAAAATAGCTCTTATTGCGTTCATATCGTTATTAGTTACTTTTAATTAATTTATAAAACATTGCTTTCTCTCTGGAGTTCCATCCGTCTCCAGTCATTCTTTCTTCTTTAGTTACTACTTTAAGATCCATTAATAATTCCATAGCATCAACCACCTCTTGTTTTTCGATGTTCTTTTTTTCACCTCTCCAGATTAAGTTCTCTATAGTTCTAGATCCCTTCCCTTCGATTAAGTCTACTAAGAATTTGATGTTTGTGTCGTTATAAGTTGCCATATCGCTTAAAGTTTATCGTAAGATTCATTTCCTACACTACAAAGATACAAGCTATTTATTTAACTCACAAACTTTTTTACACTTTTTTTTATAAAACCAGAAAAGAGACCGTTAAGTCTCTCTCTGTTAATACTTTAGCTTATTAAGTTTTTTTGCACTTTTAGCTAAGCTTTCTCTTAATTTGATACGATCATTAATCTGTCTGTTAATAGGATCTTCTGGTGGCGTTATCTTTTCTTCTGCTTTCTGAGCTCTGGCTAATGCTCTATGCTTGTCTGATATAGCTTCTGATATGATCCTGTCAAAAGTAAACCTCTCACCTTCTAGTCCACTTATGTAGGTCATCTGTCTATACATTGCCATCTGGAGGGCCTGGAGCTCTTTGTTATCTGACTTCTTACCCCATTCTGCTAATATAGTAAGTATTTCTACTTGGTCTGCGTGGTTCTGTAATTGTTGTAGGTTTCTTTGCATCTTATTCGTCGTTATCTAAAAATTCTGTATCGTCTTCTGGCTCTTCTAAGAATAGTATCTCTAATCTTTCACCGTCTCTGCTAGGGTAGGACTTACAGTTAAGTCGATCCTTACAGGCTACCCAGTCGAATAGCCCTTGTCTTATTCCTTCAGCCTCTGAGAACATATCGTCTAGAGCGTGAGTCTCCATAGTATCGATGATCTGATCTTCTGTAGCTCCGTTAGCTAATGCGTATATAGTGCTCTCTCTGCTTATTTCTATCATTTCTCTATCTAGTGCCATTATATTGTACCTTGTTTGTGATATTGTGAAAGATCTATTAACTCATCTACAAAGAATGCTTTATATAAGGCCAAAGATGCTTCTAGTTTCGCTTTACCAGAGTCTAAGGTTTCTTGTGATGCCTTAAACACACCGATGTCTGTAGTAGTCTTACAAACCACTAACCAGTAAAAGTCTGGTACATCGTACAACTGAGTATATAGATATGCTTGTAAATCATAGTCATATTTTTCTATAGTATATGCGAATTGATTCTTTAGTGTTCCGTCATATAGCTCTCTGTCATTTAATCCATCGTTAGTGGTCTTTACATCAGCTACGAATACTCCAGGCCTTAATATATCAGCCTTACCTCTTATAGCTAGTCCGTCTATTTCTTTTAACATTGGTACTTCTACTTCTGAAGCTCCAGCTAAGAATGACGTACAGCTGTCATTTTGTAAGAATGCAGTACAGATCCTGTTACACATATATTTCTCTTTAAGCGTGTAAGTCATAGAAGCTCCGTTCTGTTCTTTAGCTAACTTCCATTTAGTAGTGTTCTTAGACGATGTATCTACGAATGTAAACTGATCGTATTTGTGTGGCTCTAGTATCTGTGTATGTACTAGCTTACCATCTCGTAGGGCCTGTGTCTCTGGAGTAGGCTTTCTTCTTTTGTGTTCAAACCATTTAGGCGATTGTAGTAACCATTTAAGGCTACTGTATGATAAAGCTCTCTCTAGTCCTAGGTGGCTGTAGTAGAATTCATCCGAGTGCATATTATCTATAGTCTCCTTCTGATCTACTGTCTCGTGATTTAATAATGTTATCTTCATTAGTTGAATTGGTTTACGATTTGCTCGTCGGTTAATAATACGTCATTCTGTAAAGAAGACTCTAAATCAAATTGTTGGTCGATTAATGTGTAAATTTGTGTGTAGTTCATAATTATTGTTTTATAGTTTTTAGTATTTTAATTTATAAGCGATAGTTGTGTCTGTGTGCCAAGATCCTTCTGCTAAAAATTTTACTTTAATAGCGTATTCAAATGATACTGGATTATTTTTTATCTTTGACTTTAATTCTTCTAATTCTAATTCAATATCTTTTCTATATTCAAACCATACTTTAAACGCACTAGGGTATCTTCGTACTTTATTCGCTTCTAAAGTGGCTTCTGCAATACCATCTTCTAGTAGTTTAATCTTTAAATCAGCTACTTCTGCTTCGTAAGTAGATACTTCTTTTACCGTGTAAGATAATATCTCATAAGTCTCTACATTAATTTGTGACATTTCTTTCGATACTGCTTCGTTAATAAATTCTGAATTTTCATCTGAGTTACAACTTACTAACCCTAATCCTAATAATATTGCTAATAATACTAATTTCAATTTATTCATAATTGTTGTTTTTTAGTGTGGCTTTATTGCCTGGTACAAATGTATAACTTATTTTATTAACTACCAAACTTTTTTTACATTATTTTGCAAATCTTTTGGTCTTACTATATCGAAATCGACTATAGCGCCCTGTGGCTGGTGCTTCAGAAGACTCTGACAAACTTCATCTACTGTGTTACTAGCTGTATTTATTAAGTGTCTTTTACCGTTTATTACTATTATTTCTAACATATTATTGGTATTTGCCGTTTATAAAATCGTATGAGTCTGAGAAATACGTTACTCCCTGTACTGTGCACATTCCTGTATATGCGAATCTAGCTATTTGTGATGGCGATGGGCTTACATCGTTTACAAAGTCTTCTAGGTTTTCCTCTCTGGATCTTTTATATCGAATCATTAGTTTGAGAATTTAAAAGGGATTTCATTTATTTTACAGTCTAAAGCTGTACATAAATCGTATGCAGTTCCTAGCTTAATGTTACAAAAATTAGTATTGCTTTTTAGGTCACTAATAAGATCTTCATAGATGTAAGGATATTTTACCTTGAAGCAGTTAATTATAGTGTCTCTATCTAGCTTTGACAATCTTTCTAATAATGTTTTCATATAAATGGTTTTAATGTTGGCTTTATTGCCTGGTACAAATATATGCTAAATATAATTACTATGCAAGCTTTTTAACACTTTTTTTAAAAGAAAAAACCTAACAAGCTGGACTAGTGCGAGTTAGGTTCTTAACATTTCAAGTATTAATTGATTAGATCAATCTTCTACGCCATAGTCGGCCGTCTAGTCTTAATCTATTACGGTTATTGAATTTATAAACGAAAGGATATTCTCTTTGTCCGTCATTTAAGATCAATTCCATTTTAGTAATATCTACTCTCCAGTCTCCAGAGTTAGTTATTACACCATCTACATAAAGTTTGTAGCTTCCATCATAGTTAAATACATAAGCTTTGTTTTGTCGCACAAATTTACCAACTAAGTTAGCGTCTAAGATAGCTCCAGCTTCCGTTACATACTCAATAACTTCTACATACTCGATAATAGTTTCTCCTGGTACATCCACGTACTCGATTACTTCCTCAGTGCAAGATGTTAAAGCTGTTAAGCTGATCAATAATAATAATACATTTTTCATAATAAATTGGGTTTTAATTTTAGTGCCATTATTGGCGATGCAAAGATACGAAATAAAAATGACCTGTGCAAGTTTTTTTTACTTTTTTTCTAAAAATATTTGTAAAGCTGCTAAGGCCCTCCAAGCTACTTTAGCTAAGTGTAATACTCCATCGTCATCCATAGGGTTCTGGGAGTGATCTATTAGGTGTCTTACTAATGCATCCTCGTTATCGTTACTTTTACTTTTATCCCAGTGTAAAGGCTTATCTGGATGATGCTGATCGTTACCAGCTTTCGATGCTTTACTCACTTCTTTCAGTGCATCTGGAAAGTATTTTAATACTCCAGAGAATACTGGCTGGTTTTTTCTTACCTGTTGGTTTGCGAATGGTGGGTTATCTAATAACTCCTTAGAGTAGAAAGATTCTACTTCATACGTTTGATTGGTGTTCTTCATATTATTATCTTTTTACATACGCTAAAACTAGTGATATTACTCCTAGTACTATTAATTTAATTAAGAATATTAATCCGTTCTTGGCTTCTGTTTTTTTATTGGTAATCATAATTGTATTGATAATGTTTCTGGGAGTATGTAGCTCCATTTTTCTAAATAATCTTTTTTAATAAAATCCGTAGTCTTTGGGCATTTTAGGGCCATCATAGGTAGCCTTACTATCTGGGCCATTAAGTTAGTAACGTTATACACATAAAATCCTTTAGGATCTGTTACAACATATAAAAACTTCTTACCATAGATCTGAGCGTGTCTTTCATTCTTATAAAGTTTTAAGGCTTCTATCATTTTCTCTGGATAGTATTTTCTTCGATTCTTTATCTCAACAATGTAGTTACTGTCCTCAGCGTCGTAGTCACTAAACTGATCCTTCACTAGAACCAGCTTAGTACCACTCATTTCATTTATATGATCTATAGTAGACTGCTCAGTCATTACAATACCATTAACTCGTTTACTGCTGTTTTACCTCCTAGTACTACGGCACATCCGATAGCTGGCTTCTTACCTACCTTCATATAAGCCATAGCATAAGACTTAGCATCTATTCCACATCCTACCTGGCATCCGAATACTCTAGAGTTTGCCCCTACAAAGTACTCAGTATACGCCTGGGTATGTAAGTGGCCTTGTACAGTAGATCTCATATCAGCCCTAGCTTTTGTCTTTGCAGTTCCAGCTTCACCGTGAATATATAATACGTCATCTATTTCGACAGAAGTAACGAACCTCCATCCTGGAGTTTGTAAAACCTCTTTGTAATCCTTAACCCAAGCTGAAGGCACTCCAGAAGATTGAGCTTTTCTCATTATAATTCTATCGTGGTTACCTACAGTTACGTCAGCATCTGGGAATCGGTGATACCAACGAGCTAACCTTTTTACTGCTAGATCCAACTCAGCCTTACCTCCCATACCGTTCGCATCTGTTTCGTGATAAGAGCTATAGTGATTGTCGATAACGTCTCCGATAAATACAACTTTATTACAGTTATAACGTTCGTATACATCCACACAGTGATCAAAGTAAGCGTCTAAGTCGAATGGTGCGTGTAAGTCACCTATTACTAACACTCTAGATTCTTTGTTATTGAAAAACTCAAACGAGACTTTTTTAGCTCCGCTTAATCTTGGTCTAAAATCTTTTTTATTTTTTGCCATAATTATATTTATTTTTGGGTTTGTTTAATTCTTTATCATCTATTATCTGAGAAATATGATATAACTCTAAAGCTACACGCTTGTAAGTTTCTACATCTTCCTCGGCTTTACCTGTGCTGTGTAACCATTGAAGACGAGTAGCATACTGATTAGCCAGGTTGACTAGATCAGTTATGCTCATCTTCTTTAGGTCTTTACTTTTTAGCTGCATCGTATATCTTATATAGTTCGTCAGCTACTACAGCTACACAAGGGCCGCATCCAGATACTTTACGCTTTGCATTAAATACATCGTTGTAGATATCTATTAACTTCTTTTGTGTTTTAGAGTTAACACTACTAGGTCTAGGGTTAAAGAAACCATCTAGGAAGTCATAAGCTTCATTCGATAGATCGTTAAGTTTTCTAGTAGGAAACAATTTATTCAAAGCCTTAGCTCTAGCCTTACATCCACAGTCATCTGTAATAGCTTCTACTACAGCTGCTATTCCAGTTACTTCTGTTACGTTAGCAATAATATCTCCTAGTCCTTCAGCCTTACCAGCTTCGCCTAAGATATCCATTACTACTGTCTTTTTAATTCTAAGCTTCTGAGCGATCTTTCCAGGCTTAACACCTTGGTCAAATAATTCAAACACTTTTACATTTACTGATTCTTTCATTTTAATTAAGGTTTAATTAATAATAATACAAATATATGTAAAATAAATAACATACACAAGTTTTTTTTACTTTTTTTTATATTAAATCGTAGTCACCATTTATGTAGTCCTGGTAATCTTCAGCTAACTCGTTGGCAATGATCAATTTAGATCTTTTGATAGATAAATAAATAGTTCTAATTCCTATCTTACTTTCCTCTGCAATAGTTCTAAAAGACTTACCTGTAGATAAATACTTTCTAAATAGTTCGTAATCCCACCATTTAGCTTTGTCTTTTAAGATTGAATACATCTTTAGCTCCAGAGCTTCAGCTCCTAGCTTCTGTGTATCGAAGCCGTGGTCGATCCAGTTGTATTTTTCCTCGAAGTCGTACTGATCACCTAAGTGCGAGAAATCTAGGTTTCGCTTCTTTTTGATATGATTAAGTATGATCGATCTAAGACAAAAGAACATATATCCCTTAGATACTTTACCTTTCTCGTTTACTACTTTGTCATATAAGTCATCGTATCGACTAAGTCTAAGGTAAGCTTCCTGAACAAAGTCTTCAGCGTAGTTTATAACTTCTAAAGTGTTCCCAGAGATAGCCTTAGCCATTTTTATGTATTCTGGGTGGTACTTGGACAATAATCTTAACGCTTCATTGGTATTCTTGGTTTTCTTGGTTTTCATTTTGTTGGGTTTTAAAAGGCCATTTCTGGAGCTATATTAGGTAATACTTCTGGAGCTGCTTTAGAATGCTCTATAACATTTCTACCAGCACACGTGAAACTACAGTTACCTTGTTCCATTCGCAAAGAGATCGGCGAGTCCATTGGTGTTGGTCTACCTCCTGTTTCTGTCTCTTTTACTTTTGTAACGTGGATATCTGAGATCATCCATCTATCTGGTGACTGAGTGTATCTATGAACTGATATAACATCATCAGCTCTGTTTCCCCACTTTCCACCTCCTTCAACGTCGGCCATTGAACAAGGTTGAGGCAATCCTTCAAATTGGTGTCCGCTTGGATGCTTTCTTCTTAAAGCTTCAGTAACAGCGTGAGCGTTAAGCCAGATAGTTACATTATTGTCTTTACAGAAAAGTCTCATCTCTGACGCTATTTGATAGTCGTACTCGTGACCTCCTACTGATCTTAGTAGTGCTGGATCTTTTATAAGTGAGTTATAAGGATCTATAAGTAATCCGTCAAACTTCCAGGTCTTCAGTATCTCTGAAGCTTCATTCATTAAAGTTCTAGCTGAATATAATTTCTTTACATCTAAGATCTTAAAGTGATCATTAATATAAGCTAACTCTTTATCTATTCTAGAATCTGCTAATTTTTGGATAGGTAATCCAGTTCTAAACTCCATAAGTTTACGAGCTATGCTGTAGTCTGAATTCTCTGACGAGAAAATTAACCACTTTAAATTGTGTTTCATAGCATAAGCCATCATTAAGTATAAAATTACTGTAGTCTTACCTGTGTTAGCGTGTCCTACGCAGATATTAAAAGCACCTCTCTTATAGCGAATATATTCGTCTATTTCGTCAATGTTTAGTCCGAGACCTTGCTCTATTCGATCGTACTTTACGTCTAGCAGTTTCTCTTTAAGTTTTTTTAAGTCTGTAATCATTTGAGGTTTTTAATCGGTTAATAGAAAATAAAATAAAAAAGGGAAGCTTTTATACTCCCCTTTATATCCTCTAAAATGGTAAGTCTGGAGTCTGTCTACCAGCTTGTGACTGCTCACTTGCTACTGTCTGACGTTCTACACGGTCTGCGGCTTTGATCTCACCAGAAGTCCATACCACCTTTCCGTTACCGATATAAGACTTAGCTTCTTTAGCCTCTCTCTGCTCTTTAGATTGCTCCATAGCTACAGATGCATTCTGTCCATACGTGTTAGTGTCATCGTTTACGAAAACAGTAACGTTGGCCCAGCCTTGGTCGTTGAATTGGATTTTGTCTTTGTTGATTCCTAAAGAAATAATTGTACTCATAATATTTGGGTTTTGTGAGGACTTACTTTTTGCCTCGGTTAATAACACTGCAAAGATATGTAAAATTTATTTACTATGCAAGTTTTTTTTAGATATTTTTTAATTTATTTTCTACTTCACTAGAAACCACGTACTTAGCTTTTACGTCAGCTATAGAAAACTTTTTAGACTTCAAAGCTGTTACTACTTTTAAGTAGATCTCAGTATTTTCTTTTAGCTCTGGCTTACTTGGAGCACTAGTCTTACCGTGTTTATTCAAAGCGTCAGCGTCTGCAGTATTGTCAATAGCGAATAGATTACCAAGTGCATACTTTTTACCGTAAGATGAAGCTGATCCATATTTCTGAGGCAAGCTCATTCCTTTCTGATTCATATCGATTCCTACTATAGCATTAGCTGCTACAGATTCTCCTTCACTATTCATAAGAGTAGCTTGGCTTTCTAGTACTCCTTCTGCGATTAGTTTTTCAGTAACTACTACAGATGTTTGATACTTTGCATTTAATGGCTTTAGAGCCTCTAAAACGTCCTCAGCTGATCTATACTGGTAGCCTCCGAAGTTATTCTTTTGGCCCTTCTTAGCTTTAAGCTCTGACTGGATGTTTGATAATGTTTCTTTAATGTTCATTGTATTGGGTTTTAAAAGGTTTAATTTATTGTCGATGCAAAGATATATATAATTTTTATATCTCGCAAGTTTTTTAATAACTTTTTTCTAAAATACTAAATAAGTGTAGTAAAGTATCGTATTGATTCTCTGCGGCTTTTAGTTGTTTTTCTACAAGATCATCATTTACTTTGGAAGTAATAACTCCTTCTAAGGTTAGTCTATATTCCTGTACTTTCTTTAAAGCAAAGAACATTTTAGCTTCTAGCATATTCGAAGCTCTGTTGTTTAATTGATCACAAGTTAAGTCTGATAACATAAGGGTTAATTTTTAAGGTTATACAAATATATGTAAAATAAATTTACTGTGCAAGTTTTTCAGCATCTTTTTTGTCTAATTCTGCAAAAAGTCTTTTAAGATCCGAATAGTCTTTCTTATATACGTGTTTCTTAACGTAGGTTTTCTTTTTAGTTCTCATTTCTTTTGTTATTTATTTCTTTTATATATCTATAGAATGAAGCTTTACTTATTCCAATGGCTTTGTAGATCATATCGTTCGGTATGTTATTGCTAACCTCCAGGATCAATTCAACTTTTTTGATAGGCTTTATTTTCTTATTAGCTATCTTTATTATAGTCTTATATTGTTTATCTATACTTCTAGATACTATCTTAATTCTTTGTTTTTCGGCCTTTAAGATATCTTTGTCTCTATTAGATAGTTCTTCATTCCAGTTGTATAATGAAAACATTAACAAAGCTTTGAATTTCTTTACATCTACTAAAGGTAGTATGTAGTGTTTAGACCAAACTCCATTTAACCTATGTTCCCATATATATTCGTAACCATCATAAACAGCTCTATGGTTATCTATATTAGTTAAGTTTTTTAAGTCATCGTATACCCAGGATGTAATAGGTTTTTTATTTTTTCTCATTTCGTCTCGTATATTATAATTACTTTGCAAACATACATAAAATTTATGATATAAACAAATATAATCCAAAAAAAGTTATCTTAGAGAAAAGTTATCCTAGAGAAAAGCTATAAATAGAGTCAAGATATCTTCTGAAGAAGTTGTAAATAGAGTCAAGATCTTAGAGAAAAGTTAACTAAAAAATAGCTTCGCTTATAGAGCGTTTTTTTTGTTTTTATAAAAGCTTAGTTATCAGTATTTTAGGTATCGATTCTGAGACTCTGGTTTTTTTTTGAAAGTCTCAAATTTAAAAGTCTTTTATGTCTTTCACTTAATTACGTTTCTATAAAGAAAGAGGCTTTACTAAGCATCACATATCTAAAAGTCTTGTATCGATTTCAATTCAGCTAATTTATCTCTAAATGTTTCGAATAGATCCTGGTATTCTGGCTCAGATAATTTGTAGATCTGTTTAGATTTTATAAGTAAATCTTCTGCGAGTTGGCTTCCTAAGTTTAAAGAATATTCATACTGTCTACCGTATTCAAATCTATTGCACTTTCTACATTGAGCATATACATTATTCTCATCCCATCTAGTAGATAAAGCTCCGCGGCCTATAAAGTGTCCAGCGTCTGACTCGGTGAAGTGAATTGGTTTCTTACAGGATATACATTGACAGTATCCAGATGAATTATCTGCGTCTCTGCGTCTAATGTATTCGTGAAATGGCTTGTCTATTTTAGTTTTCCAGTATTTTAAAGTTTTCTTTTTTGCCATTGTGAAGTAATTTATAAGAGAAAGAAACGTATAGGATAAAACCCTACTAAAAACCTATACGCTGACTTCCTTCCCTTTATTTAAAAACAGTTTTAAAACGTTATGTAGTATCTTGTTACTTACCTATTGTTTTGTACTTTTCAAGCCCTCTAGAGCCAAAGTATGCAATGTATATACCTAAAAGTAATGATTTAAGTAGCTCAATCCATTCAGCTGGAACATTTACATCTACTACATAAGAATCTAAGTATATTAAGACCACAGTTGTAACAGTTAAAAATATAAGAGATAAAGGTCTTACGTTCTTAGCTAAGTAGCTATCACTATTAGAGTCAGCTACCCATCTTTCTGTTACTGATTCCATCTCAGTCATATCCAACTGCATAACCTGTAAAGCGAATGCTCTTTCTTCTGGAGTCATTCCGTTATCTTTATCAGCTATTACATCTAGAGCACCTTTCCAGTTACCAGTAACCACGTTACCTACAACTTCTGCAGCTTTTTTAAAGTTTATCTTTTGTAAAAATCTACCTATCCTAGTTTTTTTCTCTGGTTTATTAGTATCCATTTTCTTCGTTTATATAGTATTCTATTATATCTGCCATATCTTCACTGACGTTGAATGAAGGACAAGCCTTATTACTAAATTCGTTATGACCGTGAACTGTAGATCCAGGATACTGTTCTAGTAAATCCATTACTAAATACCTCAAAGCTTCTGCCTGGTTTTCTGTTCTTGTATCTTTAGGCTTCATTTTAGAATCTACTCCGCCTACATAACAAACCCCTATCGAATGCTTATTGTGGCCCTTAGTGTGAGCTCCAGATCTCTCCAAGTCCCTACCTAATTCCACGTGACCAGATTGATGTACTATAAAGTGATAACCTATATCACTCCAGCCATTACCTACTACGTGCCAGTCTCTAATAGTGTCTAAAGAAACTTGTCTACCCTCTGGAGTAGCTGTACAGTGTATGATGACTTTGTCAATCTTTCTCATTATTTTATAAAGTTCTTTATTAGGAAAATTAATATAGCAGTAAATACACCTAGAGTCCAGGTAAATATCTTTTTAACATTCCTGTTTATATACATAAGTTTATCTACAGCTTCTTTTAAGTCATTTACTTCAGTAATTAGACCAGTATTATTACTGTATTGATCATCTTCTAAGACACGTAATATTCTGTCGACTTTTCTGTCGAGCTGTGTCGTTCGTTCGTCCATTGTGGACAATTTCTTTGCGAAGAATTCCATCTTTATTCTATCGTCTTTATTCATTGGTTAATTAGAGGGCTCTTTATTTAAAAACAATTATTATTGGTTTACGAAATCGTTATAGTTTATTAACTATTTAACAAGGGACTACATTCAATACCTCACCTGTATATATTGGTGTAGGAAAAGTAAAATCTGGTTTTATTTCTATTTTAGTAAGCCCTACTCTATACCAACCACCTTCTAAAGGGTTAGCTAAGGCTGAATCTGTATATACGAAATCACCTAATACAGGAGTAGCTCCAGCACCATCGTGATAATATGTTTGGTTAAGAGTTAAAGAGCAAGCTGTTGAAGTAGTTCCTTTTACAGATGAAGTAAAGGATGTTACGTTTACAGCATCATTATCATAGCCGTAAAATTCACTCATTTTATGAGGTGCTGCTCCGTCTGGCTTATCAGTAGATCCAGAGTTAACGCTATAAGGCGAAATACTCGTAGACATACCCGCTAAGGAAACGTTACTAGTATTAAAGGCGTAGTTATAGTCATTCTGTAACATCTCTTTAGATATTCCTTGTAAGCTTAACTCACCACTAGAAGGTACTGCCATTTATTTATTGTTTAACATTAATTGTACTAGAGCCTCTAGACGTTCGATTCTAGCGTCTTTTTCTTTACTATCTTCTATAAGCAATCCTACTAATTTCTCGTAGTCTACTGTCTTGTAGATCTCTCCTTCTACAGTTCCTTTTGTCAAGGGTAATTCGTGCTCTCGTACTAAAAACGGAAGTACTTCCTCAACCTCTTGAGCAATTAATCCAATTTCTTTCTGGCCCTCTCTGTTTCCAGCATTCCATTTATAAGATACACCTCGAAGCTTTTTAACGGTCTCTGAGGCATTTTCTATCGTTTCTATGTTATCCTTCAATCTTCTGTCTGAAATGGTCGAAGAATAAGCTATAACATCGTTGTCAAAGTGAGCCACACCGCTACTATTTAACCTAAATTTCTCAGTCTCTCCGATAAACATCTGTATTCCAAGTGAAGAACCTTCTATCCAATGTCCGTCTCCTAAAGCATCTAAGTCACCTAAGTGAAAGTATCCTGTATCATCTATTTGCATCAATCTATCTCCCGATGAATCTACTGTAAGAGAAGATGATTTGATATTACCATTAACCTCTAACTCAGAACCTGGACTAGTCGTTCCAATACCCACGTTACCGTTGGCTAAAATAACCATTTTTGAACTGTTATTGTTCCAAAAGCGCATTACTCCGTTCTCTCTATTTATAATATAGGAATCTACTCCAAATTGTAATAGTTCTAAGCCACTACCTAATGAAGAGCCGCTTCCTGTATCAGTTAATCTCAGCGTTGATCCGTTTCCTGTAGCGTTGATTTGTAGAACTTTACTGTAACTAGTTGTAGGACTATCCGTTCCGATACCGACGTTTCCTCCGTATAATTGAAGAGCTAAGTCTTCATTGCTACTTGTTCCACCAGTGTTTTGAGCTTGAATGTATGAATGAGTATTTCCTGAACCGGAAGTTTCAATAAGTAGCCTAGAGCCAATTGACCCTTGCACGTAATCAGATGTAACTGTTGAAATAGCTCCGTCTACTTCTAAAGCTGTATTTGGACTAGTCGTCCCGATACCTACGTTGCCTACAAAAGAAGAGTCTCCTGTTCCTTGTACTGTTGTAGTTCCTGTAACTGTTAGATCACCAGTTAAAGTATCTGTAGTGTCCTTTAAATACCCTGAAATATTATCAGCGTGAATATTCGTAGCACCTTGGTCAGTTGTCCAATCAATATGCTCGTTTGAAACAAAACCTGTTAGAGTATCGTGATTTAAAACTACAGCCCCTGTAGCTCCATCTACACTAGTAACGCCACCAGTAGGTGAAGATAACTCTGTGAAATCTGCCATAGTTCCCGCAGTTCCACCGTTATGCATATAAGTTTTGTTTTCGTCAGACCTTACTACTACATCACCTTCTTGAGTTGTTAAAGCTAACATATTTACCTCAGAAGATGCAATTTGAACGGAAGTAATGGCTGTAGCTGGTAAATTCGTTATATGAATAGTTCCCGCAGAAGATCCTGTCCAGTCGATGTGTTCATTAGCTACAAATCCAGTTAAATCATCGTGATTGATACCGGAAGACAAATAAGTGTTTGAATCTACCGATCCATCAGCTTTAAGGAATTGAGATGACGTACCTGTAGGAGTTTGGAATCCAGTAGCCTCTATATTGACTGAGCTATCTATCTCAGTAGTACTAATAGATAAAGGAGTTTCGTTTCCCAAACCATCAGTAACTACTTTCTTACTACCTGTAAGATTATCGTTATCTTTTAGTTTAAGTAGTGAGTCGTATGTACTTTTGACTGTTGTTCCTGTTAGTGTAGCCATATATTATATGTTCCAGCCACCGAAGCTGCTGTCTTTTGTTGGTGATAATTCGTCTCTATTGTTCGTTAAGTATTCTGGAAACAGACTAGGATAGTTACACAAGTAGTCTATCATTCTAGTAGCGTAGTGCTGCGCTGTATCTCTAGTAGCTTCCATCATCATAGATATATCTGACTTACTAAGTGTCTCAGCTGATTCGCTAGTATGTTTAAAAACTCCTTTATTGTTTATACTAAACTGACTAAAAGGTAGAAACTCTAGTAAAGCGTATTGCGCTAGAATAGGTTTGATATGATTCTTAATTAATAACTCATAGTCACCTGTTAAAGTGTCGTTGATTATATCTGACTGTAGCTTGTTATATAGTCTAGATCCTAGTAGTTCGTGTACGTGTATATCTTGCGCGATCTCAATGTACTGAATAACTCTATCGAAATCTAGGTTTCCAGATATTGGCGTGTATCTTATAAGATCCTCTCTGCTAATGAAAATTGCTTTACTCATTTTTTATCTTTTTTTACGTCTTTTATTTTTACCTCGGCCGCCCACATAGTTAGGGTGATGTCCTTTGTCCGATCTATCTATTTGAGCTTCGGCTACTCTTTTGTCGTTTTTAAATTTCTTTTTATCTTTGTTAAAACCATCCTTCTTAGCTTCAGCTTGTGATTTACTTACTACTCCATTCATAGCGTTACCTCCCCAGGCTTCACCGTTTAATTTTGATTTCTTAACGTATATACGTCTCTCAAACTTATGGTAGCAATTAACACCGCCTTTGTGTAACCACAGCGAATAAGGTTGTCCGTTATGGCCCAGTCTAGAATTTATACCGTCTTGCTTCATTTTAAGTATATCTTCTTTTCTGTATAGTCTGTCAGCACCTTCCATAGCTCTGCAGAAAGCTCGACCTCCTTTAGATTTTCCGTACTTTCTAGATCCCTGTACATACTTATATCTAACTTTTATAAAGTCAGTGTCTTGTACTGAATCTAACTCCCTTCTATCTGCTGGAGCTGAACTAAGGTTTACAGAGTTAAGAGTAGCGTTAAGCATACCCTCAAAGTCCTCGTCTTCTGTTTCGCCATCATCTATAGTAGCGTTAACTAATGAGTAGTTATCGTCTTCTAGCTCACCTACTTTATTTAAGTAGATTAAGATGTCACTGTATTCTAGGTCTTTTTTACACATATCTATCTCTTATTAATATATAAGTCCATAGCGTAGTTAATCTGGTCAGCTATACTAGAGTCAGCTGATAGGTTAACATCTTTATTGTTTTCTTTTTTATCTTTGTCGCTTGTATTTTTTGCTTCCTTTACAGCTTCTTTATTATCACCTTCTGCATAATCCTCTTCTACTTCTTGGTTTTCTTCTGTGAATTCTACAGGCTGACTAGTTACAAAGATCATCTCTGGCACTTCGCCATTAAGCTCTAGGATCTCTTCTAAGCTATCTAAAAGCTCGTCCTGGAAGTTTCTAATAACTGTAGAATTAAATAGCTGTGATGCTACCATAATCTCGTCAGAATTAGATGCTAGTCCGTTACCACCGTCTTTGATTCCTAATAACATAGGAGACGTTACTCTGTGGCCCACTAATATCTTATGCATAGCCTCGTTAGCTAAGTATTCGTAGTGAGATGGTGCGTCGTTTAAAGATATATCTTCTACACTAGCTTTGTTCTCTGAAGACTCGTTGAAAGCTACAATAACTTTTTGACCTCTAGCTCCTGTTAATTTACTCTTTACATCTCTAGTAATAGCGTCTCTTTCTTGTGCTGAAGGCACTCCGTTATTAAAATTGATAACCTTAGTACCACTAAAAGAATTCTTTGCCTCGTTTAATAAGTAGTCTGCGATTTCGTTCTCTAATTCACAATAAGGTAAAGCTCCAGAGTATCCTACAGGGCTAAAATATGAGTATCCAGATACATAAGGCTTAACGATAAATAACTCGATTGCTTCTTTAGAGTTACCGAATGTAGGTATCTTTCTTAGAGTGTCGTTAGGTGATTTATTGATCCAGTCTGGGTGATAGTAATAGTTCTCTATAACACCTTCTGAATTCATTTTCTCTGGCCTTAGTGTATGTATTGGGAAGTGTTTAATCTTCACTACTTTTCTATTGTTACCAGATCCACTGTAAATAACTTGCATAGCAGACTGTCCTAGCATTTTACGCTCTAGTATGATCTTTTTAAGACATCTATGTCCAACAACACTACGTAAGTCTTTTACTTCCTTAGAATCGATCTCTTTGCCCTCTATGCAGATTCCTTTACCATATATAAGATCTGAAATAGATTTTATAGCTGCATTGTTAGTAGCAGAAGATAAATAGTTCTGGATTAAAAAGTTATAGTAGTTATTGTCTTCACCATAAGCTACATAGTCTTTGTGCTTTTCTTCGATGGCCTTAGGCATATCGTAAGCTGATAAGTTTATTAAGTTTAAATTCATTAGTCTAAAATTGTGTAATTATTAGTAGATGCTTTTACAGTATACTTTTCCTCATTTACTGAGAAATTATTAAGATCTTTTGACGTCGTAAAGAATTTACCTCTATAGATTACTTTGCCGTTAGATATTCCTTCTATTAAATAGTGTACTTCATCGTTTAAAGATATCCCTTCATCGGTAAAGTTACATACTAGTCTCTGGTAGTAAGAGAATTCAAACATATTAAAATTAGTAGATGGTGATACAAATGTAGCGGAGTTACTGTCATTACCGTCTTGCTTTATAGACCAGGCGATAGGCTGTGTAGCTACTAGAGATCCTTCTAGATTTGTGTTTATGTTTAAAGTCTCCAATCCTGTGTTAGAGATGTTTATGTAGTTCATTGTTACTCTTTATTTAAAAACAATATTTAGCCCTTAATAGAACACTTAACAAAAAAAAAGAGCCACCGATTAAGGTAGCTCTAGTTTATTTACTGTTAGAGTTAATTATACTCCTACAGTTACAGAAAAATCAGTGTCAATGTCTCCAGTGAATTCTTTAGCGAATCCTTTCTCCATTGCTGAAAATGTTAATTCATATCCAGATTTGTCCCCTAAAGAGCTACCAGTTGAAGCTGTAGCATTCATTTCAGCTCCAAATTCTTCAGCCATCATCCAAACCTTACCGTTATTATCTTCGATTAAGATTTGAGGACGTCCATAAGCTAAAAGCTTTACTTCTTTGTGAGTAGTAGCATCTTGCTTCTTTAAAGAAACTGTTAAAGTTTGCTCTGCGAAAGTAGTACCGTTGTCTCTAGATGACGTTAATGATTGCTCAAAAGTAGATGTACCTCTTAGGTCATACTTGAAAGCGTCTGGAGTAGTAGATGCAAATGCAGAAACTGTTTCGTCAGAAATAGTCAAAGCTCCCATCGCTCCAAAATTTACAAAGTAGATAGCGTTCAATCCCCCTACAGAGTCTTTACATCCTTCTAATCTACCAGCTGTTATATTACAAGCCATAATTATTATATTTTTAAGTTATTGATTATTAGTAAGTTAACCTCCCCTAATTAAAGGGAAGGATTAACTAATTTACTGTTAATTATACTACTGATCTCAATACTAATTCAGATCCGATAGCGTAGTTTACACCAGCACTATAACGCATAATTACACGAACATTTTGACTCCCGTCAATATCTGCTAAATCGATCAATTTAACAAGATTCTGGTCTGATTGTAAACCGCAGCCGAAAAACATATTGTCCTTTTCTCCAGCTACCATAACTCCAGCACTAAGACCGTTTGCTACAAATAACTTAACTCCTTCGAAATCCATTGCAGTTTGACCTACGTGGTAAAGATCTTTGTAACCTAGAGCAGCTTGTGCTCTTACATAAGATCTAGCGTCAGCTTGTGAGATATAGATAGCAAGTCCTTCGTTTCCATAGATGGTTTCTGGGATTGCATCAATTACAGCACCTAATTGAGCTATGATGTTTGAAGCATCTGTAGCTGGTCCTGTAACGTCAATTACATCTGCATCAGCAGTCATTAAGTTTACTAATCCATCAAACTCTCCAGAACCTACTGAGTCAGCTCCGTTCCAGATGTTGTTTTCAACGTTAGCGGCAACTTTAGCAGCTACGTGTCCGATTAAATAGTTAGCGAATGATTTTGGTAATTCATCAAAGCTAGAAAAGCCTTGCTCAATTGATAACCAGTCAGATTCGAAGTCTTTTTTACAAAGCTCCAAGTTTACTTGAAAATCTTTAGGTTGTAAATAACGCTCAGTTAAAGTAACTGAAGATGTTGCTGCGAAGTCACAAGATGCATCAGCGATGATACTTCCTACTGCTAACTTTTGCATAACTGATTTGTACTTTACGTTTGGTTTAACAGTGATACCACCTTTGTCTAAAGTTGGTGCACTTAACAAAGCAGCTGAGATAAACCCAGAAGCCTTAGATCCAGCGTAACTAGTTGTAATACTTGTTGTAGTTGCCATTTAAT